ATTCTTTGTCTATGTACCAGGTCGAGCCGTACCTGAGAGCCCGGAGGTAGGCGGTCGGATGAGTTGCCCCCCAGTCCACCCCCACAACCATCTGAGCCGGCTTCCCTTCCGGTAGGCGGTCGACGCAGTGGAGATCCCGGCGGAAGTTTTTGTAGATCGCCCCTTCTGCCTGGACCCACAAGCCCCGGATGTAGCGGTCGTAGAATAGGCCCGTATACTGGCGCTTCAGCTCGGCGACGTAGGCGGGGTCGAGGTGGATGTTATCCTCCAGGTTGAAATGCCAGCTCCGGAGGTCGAGCTCCGCCTCTCGGTCGATCCATTTCTTCTTAAGGTAGTGGCCCGGCCCCCCGGGGTTCATCGTCCCGAATAACTGAGCCCCCGGCTCGGAGAGTCGAGAGATGAGCATATTCCAAAAGGACTCCGGGATCAGGGTCCCCTCGTCGACGTAGGCAAAGGGGAGGGTCGACCCCGCTATCTTCGTAAAGGCGCTCTCGTCGTTGGCCCCCTCGATAAGGACCGGCCTTCCGTAGATGTAGGCGAGCTTCAGAGAGCGCTTGTAGTCGAAGTTCTCGGTTCCGACGAGGCGCCGGAGATCGTCGAGGACGTTCCTCTCCAGTGCGGTTTGGGTGCGGCCTACGATTAGCGGAGGGCGGGCCGACTTCGATCGGACGAGAGCCTCCAGGAAGCGTATATCGGCGACGATCGACTTCCCGCTCCTTACCGACCCATGCAGAAGATTGACCCGGGATTGAGAGCCGATGATGAAGTCCCGCTGCTTCGGGGTGAGTGGGAGCAGGGTCACTCTTCCGCCTCCTCGTCGGAAGCCTCGCCCCGGAGCATATCGACGAGCTCGAGGATCTCGCCGCCCTTGTTCTCGTCGTGGGGAAGCTCCAGCCTCAGCTTGTCCAGCCCGACAGCCAGCCCGACCGATACGTCTCGGTAGTCCCTCGCCGTCCAGGTGTCTTCGAGGATCTTCTCGCCACGGTCCAGAATCTTTGCGGCTACCGAGGCCCGGCGCTCGGCGGAAGCGTAAGCAGAGGCGAGCTGGGCCCTTTTTAGCTGATCATGCCTAAGCTTCACGATGTCCAGCCCGTTCCTTTCGGCCACGTTGGAGACGGTCCCGGACGATCTCCCCACGATCTTACCCGTCTCTCGTGTGCTCTTCCCCTGCAAGAGGAGAGAGAGGATCTTCTCCTCCTCGTCTACAGGAATTCGTGTCATCTATATACTTTAAGGACAACAGTATATAAATAACTTCCGTTCTATTGTCCTCTTTGTACTCAATCCGGCGGCATATTGAACCCCCTCGAATCGCCCTTCTCCTCCAGGAGATGGATAGCCATCTTCGCTTTATCCGCTGTCCACTCGCTGGGGATGTCATCCATCAGTTGCCGGATGGTGGGGATCTGGCCTCCACCGACTTGGAGATAGTACGCTCGACTCTTCCCGAAGATCCTCGGCGCTTCGGTCTTTTCGGTAGCCGTTGCCGTTTTTGGCTTTGGGGGCGCGGGAGGGCATACTGTCAATCTGTCGGAACTGTCACCACTGTCACCCGTGTCCTCATTGTCGCCTAGTTTTGGCTCCTCCTCTGTAACACCTTCCCCACAAGAAGATGGTTTATCTTCAGATCCAGTGTTACGTTTATCCTCTCGGTCCTCAGTGTTACGAGTGACAGTATTGACAGATACTACTTTATCGTCTGTATATACAGTACTGACACTAAGAACTACCTTAACTGTATCCGGGCCATGGGCGTTCCGGATCTCACAGTACTCGATGGTTCCGTCCCCGGCCATGGTGTCGAGGTATTCCTGAAGCTCTTTCGCCTTGATCTTCACATGCCGAGATATTTCCCGCTTGGTAGATACCCCGCCGTGTCTCTTCAAAAACGCAATGACCCGGTCGATGACGTTCCTCTCCAGGTCACGGCCTACCATATCATAGACTGCCATGGCCATGGGCTGATAATATTCGTCCACAAGCCGACAAGCTTCGACGACGTACTCCAACCTTATGGGTTGGTCAGGATCAAAATCAAAGGACCCCAGCTCGAAGAGCATCGCCAGTTTAGCCACCAACGGGACTAAACGGCTATGGATCTGCATCTCGTTGGCGTCGTCCCTCCCCTCGATCTCCCTCGCCCGCTGCTTCTGCCACTGGGTCCAGTACTGGGAGGCCTCCGGGCTGAATTTGAGTTGTTGTCTTACCATCCCGGCGACGGTTTTTGACATGGCGTCCAGTTGCCCCCGGACGACGAGCTCCAGCTCGGAGTTCATCGCCTCGCCCTCCTCAAGGGGAAGCCATCGCTCTTTGGGCCTCCTCGGGAAGTGATAGATGAACCTCGCCATGAAGCCGCTCAGGGTGTCGTTGATCTCGGTGTTGGCGGCTAACGACGAGTCGGTCGTCGCCCACAGTACGTTGAGATAGGGGTCGTCGACGATAAAATCAGTCTTCGCCTTCTTTCGCTGGTTGGTCCTCAGCTTGCGGTGAATGGGTCTGCAATCGTACAACTGCATCAGCGAATCTTTGAAGCCCCTCATGTAGTCCCGTCTCATGGTCGACAGGACCCCGGCGGCCTCGTCCCGGACCCACGGGGCATGAGGGCTCTCGTCTAGGTGCTCGATGAAGGCTTCCGGTGAGAACTCCGTCGGGACTGCATTGATAGCCGTCCCCGGCCTGTGGTCGTTTAGGAGGGACTCGGAGACGTCGACGACGGTGCTCTTGCGGCTCAGGCTCGACCTTCCGGCTATGAAGATGTAAAGGTTCGGATAAACCGGCCCCTGCCTCAGCTTGACCCATATCTTCTTATCGGCGATCACGGCCAGTTGATAGAGCCCCCCGGCGAGCCAGTAGTCAGGATAAGCATCTGAGACGTCCCGCCCGTATGCGATATAGCGGGTTAGATAGTGGTTCCCAGGCAGGTTAAGCTCGAATTTTGGGCCGTTGTCCATCTTCCTGGATGCGAGCTCCTCCTCGGAGACCAGTCTCGCCCCCCCGGTCTCGGGGACCCCCTTTGAAGCGTTCGTCTTCGGCGCCGCTGCTGATTGAATAGCTCTTCTGATCGTGGTGTCTCTGTAGTCGTCGGCGCCCCTCTCTCTCCATTTCTCCTGGGGGGACGAATCCATCAAAGATCTGATCTCGGACTCGGAGAACCCCGCTTCCCATAGCCGGGCGCAGAGGTGGAACTCGTGATCAGATCTATCACCGACACTCGCGGGAGAATAGTATCTATCCTTAAATTTCGGGTCATCATCACAGAGGGCTGCGAATCTCTCGGCCAGATCATCGCCCACCTCCCCCACATTGCTGTGGGTGGTGGAGGCCTCCAGGGTCTCGGCCCATACCCGACGGTGAACTCGATCGAGCGCCTCGTCGAAGTCCTCTATATCAGACGTTGCGCTATCCAGTTTATGGCCGGTGAAGGTGAGATACCGGCCCCCATCGTAGACCTCCACATTGCCCTTTTTGCGTCCCTCTCGACGGAGCTTCCCATATCCCAGTACTCGGAGCCCCTCCCCTGACGGGCTGATCTCAACGTAGCTTCCCAGCTCCTCGATGATCTCCAGCGCCCACGGCTCGATCTTCCCTCCCTTGACACAATGGTCAAGGTCGACGCCGGCGAGAGCCTCCATAGCATTGAGAGAGAGCCCGATCCCGTCGAATCCGCCCTTTTGATAGGCCTGGACTGCCTGGGCAAAGGGCATCCATTCTGTGGGGTCGTGGGCGTCAATCTTCTTCCCGTCCTCGTTAAATGGTGGCTTCGTCCATTTTCCATTGACGAGAGTATATTTCCACAGAATCCAGCCTTCGACCGCCTTCAGAGCATCGGGTACATTTCGATGCCAGACTTCAAGGGCCTTAGGCTTCGGGGGGAGTGTCATCTCCACCCCTCTGGAACGATATCTCCAATTTCTTCCGCATGTGCGAGGCGAAAGTAATCATCAATGGATAGTGGTTCCGCCTTCACCTAGTCCGCCCCCACTGCTTGCTATCTCTATCTAGGTCTCGGTCTATCCGGGATGCGATCTCCACATCGTCATCTTGTTCTCGGTAAACACCGAGAAACTTATATCCTCTAAAATTGCAATCTACCATAGACTAACACCCTCTGGTTAGCACCCTCGAGGAGTTGGTTTGTCGCCTGGGCCACCGGTTCGCACCCGGGGCCTTTCCTATTCACTGAATGCACCATACTTCTCACTTAGTCGGTTCTTGTACGCATCATTTATCCCGTGGGTCGTTCGGATGTCGACCTCCAAGTCATTCTCGCCGGCGCTTGCCATTGCTCTAAGTGCTGTGGCTTCATCTTCATGGGCCCACTTGCCAACGGCATATATCCGCCCGATCTCTTTTGCAATCTCCATGATTGCTTCTTTATCGTGCGCGGCGGTGGCCGTATCGAGCCGCTTCCTGGCGCTGTGGTTGTAGAGGGCTTCCCGGATCAAAACGCGAATCATCGAGCTCGTGGATGAGATGTCAAGCTCTTTCCGAAGAGCTTCGATGTCGTCGTACATACTGTCAGGCATTCTGATCAGAACGGCCCTAGTCATGAATTCCCGCTCTTGCATACTTTCATGTATACGGTCTCTGTATATAAAGGTTATCGCTTTAATTTAAATCAGTCCCCCCTATGTGGCGGTGTCCACTTCCCCAAAAACGGCCTCGCATCCGCTCAAAATTCCCGCCAAAAAACCGCTATCGGTCGCCACTGCTCCGAGAGGCCCCCTCGGATGAGCTCGAACTCAATCCATTTAACCATACGTCTACGCGACGGATCAATCAGATTCCCATAGTATGTGGGGCAGGGTTCGCGAAGCAGTAAACAAGTCTGGAATGAGCGATTCCGAATTTTCCGCTAAAGTCGGTACTGCTGCACTTCCGAAACTTCTTAATCGGTTCTGTGATATTTTGCACATCCGGCCCGGGAATATCACAGAACTAGCGCCGTTGCAATCGCCCTCTCGCCTCCCTGTCAATTGCAAGCTACCAGATTTACAATTTGATGAAGGGCCTCGTGTCTCACTTCAGGGTCAGTCTCCGAAATCAATGGCCTGGAAGCCCGCTCCGATATCACTGGACCCATGGGCGACAAAATCCCCCGGATTCTTGTCAGCTTGTGGACTCCTCGCCTTCCTCTTCCAGCTCGCCAGCCTCCAGCATGACGCGTATCCGGCCCCCTCCCCTGGACGAGCCCCTCGGCTTGAAGGGCGCGGTAACTCTCATCCGATATGGTGATCCTCCTCGATGCCATACCCACACTGTGGGATGGGGGGCGGGATAAGCTTGGTGGTTCAAATGCCAGAAGGGTATAACTACCGCCCCCCACAAAGAAACGCGATCCTGGGGCATCCTGGTGATTATTAAAATCGGAAAATGAAATTAAAAGTGATTAGGTGGCGGGCAGTGACCAGCCGCCCGCCTGGTTTAGGGATTTTCACCCTTCCGGAGCTATGATGAGTCACCGATTGACTCGATGACCAGGTGTGGGGGAGGGAGTGTCTCCTCCCCCGGTTGGTGTCAGTCTATGGATTATTGTTACTCTATGCCGTAGGCATCGATGGTTCCAGCGATCGAGGTCCCGGCGACGTCGATCGAGATCGAGCCGTCGGTCTGGAGGAACCTGCCGCTCTCCACAGGCCCTATACATGCCCTCTCAGCTCCACCGGCGGCGGAGAAGACGAGGTCGCCCTGGTCCCTCAGATAAGCAGGTCCAGCGGTCCCGGCCACGAGCGTTATCGTATCCCCGGCGGTGGCCGCGGAGAGCTCGAAGCTCAGGATCAGGTAGCGGTAGGCGTCGGCCCCGGCGATCGTGTGGTCGTTGTCTTTGTCGATCGTGTCGGCGGTCTCGTGGTTGTTGAAGGCCCCGTCGAGGGCGTTAACCGTGATTGCACTTCTTACCATTTTTCAGCCTCCTAGCTCTTCGCGGTGGTGATCAACCCGAGACACGCAGGCCGTACAACCTTCGCACCGTAGACGCTCAAGCCCTTGATCGCATCCGCAAACCTCTTGGGGGGCCGGTAGCCTTCCGTCTTCAGGATCTGCACCGCGAGAGTTGCCCCGGCGTTGGTTCCGCAGATTACCTTGTAGTGGTCGCCGTTCGTGTTTTTGACGTTGTGGGATTCGAGCACGTCGAACCCCCCGATTCTGCCGATGAAGCCGTTCTTGAGGGCGTCGGCGGAGGTGGCCGGAGCTGCGGTAAATCTCGCATCCGACAGTAGCATGGTCGTCCACCACGGCGGGATGACTATCCACCGGCCCTGCCTGGGGACCTTGGAGTCGGAGAGCTTCTCTCCTATTTCGAGGATGTAGTCGTAGACGCAGGTTCCCGCTGTCGAATTTGGCACGATGTCGGAGTCGTCGGAGCCGAGCAAGTTGTCTTCGGAGACTCCGGCGATCAGGATATCCCTCACGTACTGGTCTATGGTGTCGGCCAGTTCGTAGGCAGCGTTCTTCATTGCCGCACTCATCACCGTGGGTTTAGCCTGGGCCGCGTCGACGTCGTCGACTGCGAAGTTGTAGTATTTCTCCTGGTCGACAACAAGCTCGGCGGTGGCGGCGATGACGTCCTCGGGGTCCTCGATGTCAACGTTCCTGCTGTAATTCCTGATCGTGACGGTGGAAAGCCCGCCGATCCGTACACGGTCCCCTGCCTGCTTGATATCGCCCTCGTAGTCCTTGTTACAGCATCCACCGTAAACAAGGGCCTTCTGGAGCTCCTCGATCAGTTTTGCGCTCCAGATCGTGGGTATAAAATTTTGTAGACTCATCTCAATGTACCTTCTGCAAGTTGTTTTTCGATCTGTGGCATGTACTCGACGAGCTCTTCAGGTGCCATCGCCTCGACCTCGGCCTTCGTCCAGGTCTTCGGGGAGGTATCCGGCGGATTCGATCCCCGGCCAACGTTTTTGGCGGGTCCGAGTTCCTCCAGAAGCTTCGCAGCATCCGCCCGTATCGCCTCCTCGTCCTCGCCCTGGAGGCGGGAGGCGAGCCCTTCCGGGAGGTGGGTCTCTTTGGCGATCCTCGCTCTCAAAGCAGTTGTCTCACTTCGCTTGTTTGCGGCCCGGAGGTCGTCGACCTCGCCTTTGAGGGTCGCAATCTGAGCTTTGAGATCGGCATTTTCCGCGATCAGGGTCGCGTCCCCGCGTTTCTCACGGTCTCGTTTGAGTCTCTCGCTAACGATTCTAGAAACGTCTTCTTTGGTAAATAGCTCATCTTCTGCCACTTAAACACATCTCCGCAAGAGTTACCGGTCTCACGTAGCCGTAGTGTACAATAAGGACGAACTTATATTTATAATTTCCCTTTTGTCCACAGAGGGAGACGAGAAGGGGAGCTACGGCTCCTCCATCTCAAGCTTCAACGGTTCATTATCGATAACAGCGACCCGATCGGCTTCGAGCTCCTTCTCGATCGCCGCGAGCTCGGCGTCGATGTCCTTCTCGGTGGCCCCTTCGTCCAGCCTGGACAGAGCCGCCCTCCTGGAGGTGAGCTTCGCAACTGTCCGGAGGCTCTCGACCTGGGCGTTCTCCATGTCGTCGGCGGGAAGCCCATCCCTCCAGGCGATCGTGAGGTTCTCGATCGCCGCCGCCCCGCTCATCCTGGAGGCGATCTCCAGGTCGGCGCAGACCCGGAGAACCTCCTTTAGTTGTGGGTCGATCCTCTGGCGCAGCCTGTTGACCTTTGCCAACGTCGGCAAAGCCAGCCTCTTCAGTGCGGACCCGGACTCTGCGAGCCCGTTCTTTACGTCTCCCAGGATCGCCGGCGAGATCTCCCCCACAGCCCGGAGGTGATCCTCCATTACCTCGATCTGGCGGAAGGCCTCGGCGAGCTCGGCGTTCCAGGTGAGGTAAGAGGGTGCAGTCTCGCCCTCGTTGACGACGAAGACCCGGGACCCGGAGGCGGTGAAGTAGGCCTTGCCTGTTGTGGGGTCGATGGTTACGAGGTTGGCGGGGGCGATCAGCTTCGGGTCGGCGTGCTGGTCCAAGACCCTGGAGATCTGAGCGGCCCTCTTCTCAATCTCGTGGACGATGTCCTCCAGGTCGGTGAAGTCGGACCTTCCGGCCACGGCGTTGGAGGCCTTCAGGTTGTGGATGGGGACGACGAGGAAGTCCTCGATCCCGGTCTCGATCTCGTCGGCGAGGTCCTCGTATCTGGCGATGGTGGCGAGGTCTACGGCCTTCTCGATCTTCCCCTCTTTCAGCTTGTAGAGGCGGTTCTCGATCTTCCCGGGATGATGGATCTCCAGCCGGAGATAGGGCTCGTCCTTCCCGTCCTCGTCGGTGTAGACCGTCCAGGCTAAGATATGAGCCGTAACCTCGGCGGCGTTGTCCGGATTGCATACCGGGAACCAGAGCCGGGGATCGATCGCCTCGATGATCCCGCGCTTGTCGAATCGGATCTTGAAGAGCCCCGTCCCGTACTTGATCAGGTCGACGGTGGCGTCGTAGGCGGTGAGGTGGAACCTGTTGACCTCCAGTATTCGGTCTAAGGCCTCCTGGCCCTTGGAGGCCTCGAATCGAGGCGTCTCTCCCCACAGGAGGTCTGAAAAGAGCGTGCAGATCCGCCGGAACCAGTTAAGATCCATCCCCACCCGGGCGAGCTCCTTGGGGTTCACGTCCTGAAAGACGGCGTCGTGGTCGCCCTCGTAGAGCTTCGAGTACCGCTCATAGGCCTGGAGGCGAGCAGCCTCGGATGTAGGGGGCCACGGCTCACCGGCCCGGAAGATTGAATCTAAGTCAGTGATTGCCATAATTTAGAGTCCTCGTAAATATTTTGTTGCCGATATACCGGAGGGCGTCCATTAAGTCGTCCTTCTCTTTGACGGGCTTATCGAGCCCGCGCTCGGTGGCCGCGTCGTCCCATCGGTAGCCCTCGATCTCCTCCAGGGTCATGGGGCAGTTGGGCTCGACGAGCTTCAGACCCCCCGTCTCGAAGGCGTTGGAGACCCTTGAGAGCCCGTTCAGGACGTCGTTATCGGCTTGCATCACCATCTGGACCCCGGCCCGGAGAAGCTCCAACCTGAACGATTTGGCGGAAGGGTCGACGAGGATCGCCGAGGGGTAGAGCTCGCCTAAGAAGGTCTGGAGGTCCCGCGCTAGTTCGCCGTTGGTGAGGTCGCTCTTCCTGTATTCTTTGTCTATGTACCAGGTCGAGCCGTACCTGAGAGCCCGGAGGTAGGCGGTCGGATGAGTTGCCCCCCAGTCCACCCCCACAACCATCTGAGCCGGCTTCCCTTCCGGTAGGCGGTCGACGCAGTGGAGATC